CAGAAAAAGACAAATTAGGTCAGTAAGGAAAAAACAATGAAACATCTCGTTGGAAAAACACTAACAGAAAAAGCCCCTTTCATGGGCGACGAAGTAGAAGTGCGTATGCTCTCTGTAGGCGAAATCTTCAGCTTACAAAAAGCTATCAACAAGGCAGCGGAGTCTGACGACCCGAAATCGCAAGTTGCGCTTCTTCGTGAAATAATTAAAGTTGCAGTAGTAGGCGCAGATGAGCTAACTAACGCAGAGTTCGACGGCTTCCCAATCGGTGAGTTGAACAAACTTTCAGAAGTCATCATGGCCGTATCTGGTCTTGGTGGAGGCTCTGAGGGAAACTAACGCAATCTGAAGAGACTATATTTGAGATTGCTCACGAATTAAAAACGCCAGTCTATGTCCTTAAAGAAGAAATGCCTTACACTGAACTACTCAAGTGGTGTAACTATTTCAAGAAGAGACCTATAGGTTGGCGTGAAGACCAAAGAACCTTCTTGATGCTTCAGGCACAAGGGTTCAAAGGGAAACCAGAGGATGTATTTGCTACACTTAAGCAAATGAAAGAAAACACTCCAGCTGAACTCTCGGCACTGCCTAAAGGCAAGTTCCTAGACATGATGATGAAGTCTGTGGATAAAGATGACTCTGGCTGGACCCCACCTTGGATAAAGAAATGAACAAGAACAAAACAGCTCTAGTCTCTTTAGAGGTAGTTAACTTTAAGCAAGAGATGGACCGTATCGAAAAAGAGTTCAAAGCTCTAGCTAACAAAGACATAGAAGCCCTCATTAAGTATGGTACGAATCAACTGAAGATTGTTACTCCTGTAGATACAGGTGAAGCTCGTCTTGGTTGGTTTGAAGAAATAGAACGAAATCGTTATAGTGGTTTTTCCGGTGGATATATCATTAACGAAGTAGAACACATCACGGCCCTGAATCAAGGGCATAGCCAACAAGCACCTCGTTACTTCATTGAACAAGTGTTGACAACCGTTGGCGTAATAACCCCGAACTAAATTTATTAGCCCTTGATGGCATCCCAATATACGGGGTATTATCAGGGGCTTTTTTATTAAAGGAGTAACCACTATGAGTGGAGTAGAGATTCGGGTACGTGCTAATGCGAAGCAAGCTCAGAATGAACTAAAAGGCTTGGGTGCCAGTATTGGGCGTCTTGAAGCCAATGCGAATAAACTAACAAAAAGCTTCCAGAACCTAGCACTAGGCATTACTGCCGTGTTTACTGGGGGTAAACTAACACAAGGTATCACTAAGAACGCTGATGCCATGACTAACATGGCCAACAAAGTAAACTTGGTCACTAAGAACGCTGGTCAAACAACCGTTGTTATGAATCGGCTATTTGAAGTCGCTGAACGTACTCGTGGTTCTGTTGATGGTGCTAGTGAAGTGTTTGGCCGTTTTGGTCTAGCACTAAAAGGTACAGGTACTTCTTCTGAAGAACTACTAAAAGTTGTTGAGACAGTACAGCAAGCTGCTGCTATCTCTGGCTCCTCTGCGGAGACAGCGAAGGGGGCTATCATCCAGTTAGGCCAAGGCTTGTCCTCTGGTCAGCTCCGTGGCGAAGAACTTAACTCTGTTCTAGAAGGTATGCCACGTCTTGCTGAAGCCATTGCTGACGGCATGGGGATTCCTTTCGGTAGCCTACGTGACGCTGCTAAAGACGGTCTACTTGACGCTAACAAAGTATTTGCTGCTATCCTTGAAGGTGGCGAAGAGATGCAGAAAGAGTTTGATACTCTTAAAGCAACCTCTGCTGGACTCGCAACAGTTCTAGCAAACGAATTCACACGAGCAGTAGCCAAGTTTGATAGCTCTGTCTTAGGTATCTCTGACGGTATTAAAGACGGTTTGCGCCTCGGTATTGTGGCAGTGAAAGCGTTTGGTTCAAACATTGAAGTATTTGCTGCACGAGCCTCTGCTGAGTTATTAATTCTTCGACTTAACATTAAGTACTTTGCTGAAGATGCTTTTGGATACCTAACTAAATTATTTACAGGTAAGATATCCCCTGACCAGTTGATTGCAGATGTAACCTCTGCGTTATCTAAAGTTAAATCAACAGTACTAAAGGGCGGAAGCTTCGTCATTGATTTTTCTATTAAGAAGTTTAATCTTCTTTCAGACATGCTACCTAACATGGCCGAAGCCCAGCGAGTTATTGCTGGCTTTACTGCATTCGTTGAAGAGCTGTTCAAGAAGC